GACTGCTGACTTGTTATTACCACAAGGCGTAGACATGGCTTCACGTCAAGTACACAACGGTATCTCTCTACGTGTTGTCCGTCAATATGACATCAACAACGACCGCTTACCTTGCCGTATTGACGTTCTATATGGCTACAGCGCTGTTCGTCCACAAATGGCTGCCCGTATTTGGGGTTAGTCTAGGTAATCCCCGCTTCGGCGGGGGTTTCAAAATCTATTAAGAAAAGGAAAATATCATGGCAATTCCAAACGGCGCAGGCCCATATCAAGTATCTGACGGTAACGTAGATGCAGCTAAATTACTTGGTGGTAGCATCCTTACAGCATCTTCAGGTGCAGGATTATACTTTTTAACTACAGCAGTTACTGCTAACAGCACTACAACAACTGCACCAGCAGGCTCTATTGGCGTTACTACTAGCGCTACTGGTGTAGGCAAGATGTTTATTTCTGATGGTGCAAAATGGCAATTTGCTGTTGTAGCCTAAGGTAATATTTTGTAATACCTCCGCCCTTCGGGGCGGAACTTTTAAAAAGGAACATATCATGCCTAATACCAAAGCTGTTGGCGTTGCATACGCTGACCCACAATTTGACAATGTTACAGTAACCGGCGCTTCAGCTTTTGCTGCCGTAACTGCTACAACGGTATCTGCTTCTGGCGTTCTTACAGCAGCCGCTGTAGGCGCGGGTAGTTTTACTTCTAGTGGCGTAAACGTCATTAGTAATGCCGTTGCAGGATTATACTTTTTAACTACCGCTATTACTGCTAACAGCACTACAACAACTGCACCAGCAGGTTCATTGGCTGCTACTAGCAATGCAACAGGCTTAGGTAAGTTGTTTATTTCTGATGGTAGCAAATGGCAGTTCCCTGTTGTAGCTTAAGAAAAAGAGGGGGCCTTAAAACCTCCTCTTTATTTATCGGATAAAACATGCCAACCATATATTTACGACACCCTGTTCACGGTACTAAAGTAGCTACTATGACTGAGGAAGCTGAAGCTGATGCACAAAACGGATGGATAGAGTATAATCCTGATACGCCAACTAAAACTGAAGCTAAAGCTGAAGTTAAAGTTGAAGCGGCTCCCGTTAATACGCTGGATGTCAAACGACGTAGAAAAGAATAAGGAGCCGTACTATGGCCACTACCGCAGGCGATCAAATTAATGGCGCGTTACGATTACTTGGCATATTAGCCGAAGGCGAAACTCCATCTGCCGCAACCTCACAAGACGCATTAGTCGCGTTAAACCAAATGCTGGACTCGTGGAATACAGAGCGTTTGTCTGTGTTCTCAACTCAAGACCAAGTGTTTAGCTGGCCACCTAACGTACTGTCAAGAACACTAGGCCCTACCGGTGACTTTGTAGGCAATAGACCTGTGTTGCTAGACGACTCAACCTACTTCCGTGATCCGTCAAACGGAATCTCTTTTGGTATTAAGTTCGTTAACCAACAACAATACAATGGTATTGCGGTTAAAACAGTGACGTCTACTTACCCACAAGTTATATGGGTAAACATGTCATACCCTGACGTTGAGATGTATGTGTACCCAAAACCTACAAAAGTCCTAGAGTGGCACTTTGTATCCGTAGAAGAATTAACCCAGCCTGCTACCTTAGCGACTAACTTGCATTTTCCCCCAGGCTATTTACGTGCGTTTAAATACAACTTAGCTTGTGAAATTGCCCCTGAATTTGGCGTAGAGCCGTCACCTACTGTGTCACGCATTGCGATGACGTCTAAACGTAACTTGAAACGCATCAATAACCCTGACGACATTATGAGCCTACCTTACAGCATCGTAGGTACACGTCAACGCTATAACATTTTTGCAGGGAACTACTAATATGACCAATGTAACTATTTTAGAATTACCAGTGGCAACGGCGGCGGCAGGCACAGATGTAATGCCTATTGTTCAAAGTGGTGTAACTAAACAACTTTCTAACACAAAGTTGTTTACTAACTCTACGCTTACAACCCCAATACTAGGTACGCCTCAATCAGGTACGTTGACTAATTGTACGGGATTGCCAGTAGCAACAGGGGTTAGTGGATTAGGCAGCGGCGTAGCAACATTTTTAGCTACACCGTCAAGCGCAAACTTAGCGTCTGCGGTGACAGGCGAAACAGGAACAGGTGCATTAGTATTTGGCACAAGCCCGACGATTGCTACACCTACGTTAACTTCACCTACTATGACTGCGCCAGTATTAGGCACCGTAACAAGCGGCGTAATCTCTGCGTGTACGTCATCAGGCATGGTGCTAACTGCGCCAGTCTTAGGAACACCTGCCAGCGGCGTATTAGATAATTGTACAGGTAGCCCAACTTTTACGAACGTTAAATTTTCAGGCTTAACCGCATCTACCGCAGCCGCACCAACTATTGCAAGTGCTACAACTATTGCGCCAACTAAGCCAATTACATTTATTAGCGGTACTACCGCCGTAGTAAATATAACTGCACCAAGCCCTATCTCTGCTGGTGGAGGCACGATTATTTTAATCCCTACGGGTGCGTTTACATGGACAGCCGCAGGTAATATTGCAGTATTAGGTACAGCAGTCGTCAATAGGGCATTAAGTCTTACCTATGACGTAACAACAACTAAATGGTATCCTTCATACGTATAAATTATGAAATCTCCTATCCTTGGCCAGTCTTATGTAGCACGAAGCATTAATGCAGCGGATAATCGCATGGTTAACTTGTTTCCCGAACAAACGCCTGAGAACGGGCTTGAGATAGGCTATCTCAATCGTGCGCCTGGCTTAACCAAGCTGGTCACCATAGGCTCAGGCCCTATCCGTGGGTTATGGGCGCATCAAACTAATGGCTCTGATGCGTATTGCGTATCAGGCTCAGAATTTTATAAAATTTATCCGGATTATACTTACGTAAAACTAGGCGATGTTGCCGGTACTGGGCCAGTTACGTTTGCAGATAACGGTATACAAATGTTTATTGCAGCTAACCCTAAAGGTTACATATACAACGAAGTAACTAACGTATTTGCTGAAATTACAGACCCTGACTTTACTGGCGCAGGCACTGTTACGTATTTAGATGGATACTTTGTATACAATGAGCCTGACAGCCAAAAAATATGGATTACACAGCTATTAGACGGTACATCTGTTGATCCGCTAGACTTTGCTAGTGCTGAGGGATCACCTGACGGCGTTGTAGCCGTTAATTCTATTCACCGTGAGTTATGGGTATTTGGTACAGACACAACAGAGGTTTGGTATGACTCCGGTGCTACCGACTTCCCGTTAATACCAATTCAAGGTGCGTTTAACGAGACAGGCTGTATCGCACCTTATTCTGTAGCAAAGCTAGATAACTCATTGTTTTGGTTAGGCAACGACCCGCGCGGTTTCGGCGTAGTGTTTAGGTCTAACGGCTACGCATCCCAACGCGTGTCCACACATGCCATTGAATATGCTATTCAAGGTTACACCGATATATCCGACGCTGTTGCCTACACATATCAACAAGAAGGGCATGCGTTTTACGTTATATCGTTCCCTACTGGCAATGCCACTTGGGTATACGATGTCGCTACTGGCGCTTGGCATGAACGTGCTTACCTGACTAACGGTGAGTTTACACGTCACCGTTCAAATTGTCAGTGCAACTTCCAATCTACAACACTTGTTGGCGATTTTGAGAATGGTAACATATATAAGTTTGACCTAGACGTGTATGCCGATAACGGCGAAACGCAAAAATGGCTACGCTCATGGAGAGCATTGCCTAGTGGTCAAAACAACTTAAAACGTACAGCGCAACACAGTCTACAATTAGAAGCAGAATCAGGCGTAGGCCTTAATCTTTACCCTGCTTATGAAGCAGAACAATTAACTACTTTAGTAGGATTTTATTTAACTACTGAAACTGGCGAATTTTTAACTTCAACTGCCTATCCTGAAGCACCAGGCTATAACCCTCAAGCCATGTTACGTTGGTCTGATGATGGCGGACATACTTGGTCTAACGAACATTGGGCTTCAATGGGTAAAATTGGCGAATACGGATTCCGTACGTTTTGGCGTAGACTTGGCATGACACAGAAACTACGTGACCGCGTGTATGAAGTATCAGGGTCTGCCCCAGTTAAAATAGCTATTATGGGCGCTGAATTAATTATCAGCGGAACTAATGCTTAATATTACCCGCATCCCTGCGCCACGCGTTATGCTTGTCGATCCACAGACAGGCATCGTGTCAGACCAATGGTTTCGGTTCCTTAACAATATATACACTATTGTGGGGGCTAATCTAGGGGTAGTGCAAATTGTTAATGGCGGTACAGGTTTAAGTACGGTGCCGACTAACGGGCAACTATTGATAGGCGATGCAGTTAACGGGTACACGCTTAATACTTTAACGCCAGCATCAGGCATAGGTATTACTAACGGGGCTGGCGCAATCACTATAGCCAACACCGGCGTACTGTCTAACCTTGCAGGCACAGGCATTAGCGTATCAGCCGCTACTGGCAATGTCACCGTAGCCAACACTGGTGTGCTGTCTAACATTGCAGGCGCAGGCATTAGCGTATCAGGCACTACAGGTAATGTTACCTTAGCCAATACCGGCGTGTTGTCGTTTAGTGCAGGCACTACAGGGCTGACACCTAACGCAACAACAACAGGGGATGTAACGCTTGCAGGTACATTAGCCTTAACAAACGGCGGTACAGGCGGGACGTCTGCTGCCACAGCCAGGACTAACTTAGGCGTGACTGCAACAGGTGCAGACACAACTTATGCGTTTAGGGCTAACAACTTATCAGATTTAGCCAGTGCAGCTACGGCTAGAACTAACTTAGGGCTAGGTACAATAGCCGTTAAAAATACAGGCGCAACGGGTACTTTTACTACCGTTGATTTAAAAACAGTTACCGTCACTGACGGGATTATAACGAGCATAGTATGATAGAAAAATTATTTAATTTATTTGCTAAGTTGTCCAGCCCTCTTATCCCAGTGCCGTTGGACAAACAAGCGCATTTTAACGGAGGCGCTATCTTGGCATTTGTAGCGTACTTCGTCATAGGCTACTGGGCTTTACTGCTTGTAGCTATAGTAGCTGGCGCAAAAGAATGGTATGATTACAAGCATCCTAATCATACCGCAGATTTTTATGATTGGTTAGCCACGACACTAGGGGCTATTGTTACATTAGGAGTTATATATGGCACTTAACCTATCCCCTCTAGGCGGCGCAGGCTGGCAATTTTTTGATAATAACGGTGTCCCTTTAGCTGGTGGTCTTTTATACACTTACTCAGCTGGTACGACCTCCCCGCTTACAACTTACACTACTAGCTCAGGCGTAACGCCTAACACAAATCCCATTGTTTTAGACGCTGCTGGACGTCCAGCAAACGAGATTTGGTTAAGCCCTGTAGCTTATAAACTTGTGTTAAAAACATCTACTGGTGTGCAATTATGGTCTATGGATAACATTACTGGCTTACCTGCCGCAGGTAGTCAAGATGACCAAGTTGCGACAGCAGGTCAAACAGCGTTTACAGTAGGCTTTACTTATACTGCAGGCAATAATAGTTTAAGCGTGTTGGTGAATGGATCTAAACAGATTGTAAACTTAAACTACGTTGAAACGTCTTCAACTATAGTCACGTTTGTAGATGGTCTAAATGCAGGCGACGTTGTGGAGTTTGTACAGTAAAACATGATACCGGATGATGTGTGGCAAGTTATCGTTGAACATTATAAGAAATATGATAATGTAACGTATGACGAAAAAGCAAAGAAGGCAGTAGAACACCAGGCTAAAGTTGTTAATTTTGATGGCGGTGTGTTTATAGTAGTAGGAAATGAATTTGATTTATTTGTATCTCAAGCTAGACAAGGCAAGTGGAATGTAAAGCATGAGATTACAAAAGTAATTGAATCGATAGCCAAGGATTATTCAACGGCTATAATACAAATTCAGAAGGATAATGCTAAATCGTTACGGTTAGCAAAACATTTTAAGTTTAATGAAGTTAGCCGTAATGATGGGCTTATTAGATTGGAGAAACAATTATGGGCAGTATAGTCGGAAGTATAGCCGGAAGTGTACTAGGTAATGTAGCTGGCGCTATCATAGGCGGCAAAGCCTCTAAGAAAGCAGCAGGTATTCAAGCTGCGTCAGCGGATCGCGCTACAGAATTACAGCGTGAGATGTACGAGAAGAACATTGAACTGCAAAAGCCGTTCCGTGAGGCGGGCATTTCAGCACAAAACAAACTGCTAGACTACATGGGGTTAACGCCTGGTGCTGGCGGTAAGTACGCTAGAGATTTCGGCATGCAAGACTTTCAACAAGACCCAGGCTATGCGTTCCGTATAGCTGAAGGCATGAAAGCATTAGATCGTACGGCTGCCGCTAGAGGCGGTTTGCTGTCAGGTGCTGCATTACGCGGTGCTACACGCTATGGTCAAGAGATGGGATCGCAAGAGTATACCAACGCGTTCAACCGTTATCAAACCAACCGTGCTAATCAACTTAACCCTCTACAAAGTTTAATGGGGTCAGGTCAGACTGCCGCTGGAAATGTAGCTAACGCAGGTCAGAACTACGCTAATCAAGCTGGTCAAAACTACATGAACGCTGGTAATGCACGGGCGTCAGGGTATGTCGGCGCGGCTAATTCATGGACTAACGCGATAGGCAACGCTTACAATCAATACAACCAAAACCAAATGATGAACAGAATATTTCCTCAAGGCGGCGGTAATTCGTATGTAGACCCTAATCTATATGGCGGTGGGGGTATGTCAGATGGACAATGGTCAACTAGCGGTTCATACGATCCATTAGGGAGATATTAATTATGGCTTTAGATCCAAGTATTGCTTTAGGCGTTAAGCCAATACAGTTTGAATCGCCCGTCAATCAGATGGCGAAGATATATGAAATGCAAAACATGCAGCAAACTGGCCTAGCTAATCAACTTGCTATGCAAGAAAGACAACGTGCAATAGCCGAAGACGAAGCTGTCCGTAATTACTTTGCCCAACAAGACAGGTCTTCGCCTGACTTTGCTAAAGGTCTTTACGGTATCTCACCTAAAACAGGTCAAGCGTATGAGAAAGCGCAAATAGATGCGCTTAAAGAAAGAGCCGCAATAGGCGAAACAGAAGCTAAAACTAAAGCGTCTGAATTTGAAACAAAAAGCAAACGTTTAAACATTATGGGCCAAGCATTTGGGTATGTAAGAACTACGCCGACAGCGCAAGCGGCTACAAATGCGTTAAATTATTTAGTGTCCAACGGCGTAATTGACAAAGCGCAAGCCGATGAACAATTAGCTTTAATTGCTGCTGACCCTAGCCCTGCCAACATTAAAGCATTAGCTGACCAAGGTTTTATGGCTGTGTTAGCCGCTAAAGATCAATTGCCTAAATTTGAAAGCCAACAAAATGTAATGGTTAACGGCGTGCCTACTACACGCGTGCTTAGTATAGACCAGTTAACAAATAAAGCAAGCACCGTTGAAGGCTCACAAGGCGCAACATACAATAAACCTGCGGCAAGCACTGTAGTTAACGTAAATAATGCTCAAGAAAAAGAATTTGAGAAACAAGTAGGTAAAGACCAAGCTGAGATATTAAAAACCAGTAAAGCTGGCGCTGAAGATGCGGCGCAAATACTAGCTACTAATATGGTCGGTAAAACCTTGTTAGATAAAGGCATGCTTACTGGGGTAGGCGCTAACTTCTTTACTACACTTAACCAAGGTCTTAGCCAAGCTGGTATTGATT